ATCGACGGCATGCTCAAGAGCGCGACCACGCACGTCGTCAACGGCGGCACCGTCCCGATCCACAAGGGCATGCTGAAGAACGCCATCAAGGCGATGCCCTCGCAGTACAACCGCATGCGCACCAAGCAGCGGTTCCTGACCAGCGAGGACGCGGAAACCGATTACCGCGACTACCTCGCCGACCGCGCGACGGTGCTCGGCGACAAGTTCCTCGAGGCCGACGCTCCGACCCGGTACGGCGGGCGCGCGATCCTGCCGATCCCGGTGTTCCCCGACAACCTCGGCGTCGGCACCGACACGACCAACATCCTGCTGACCGATCCCAAGAACGCCGTGTGGGGCGTGTGGCGCAAGGTTCGGATCGAGACGGACCGCGACATCACCACCGGCGAGTGGATCATGGTCGCCACCGTCCGCGCCGGCTTCGTGTACGAGGAGGAGGACGCGGTGGTGAAGGTGATCAACGTCAAGACGCAGTAACCGTCGACCGCTTCGGTTTCGACCGTAGCAAGAAAGGAGAACGAAGATGGCACTCGTCTTGATCGCACTGGATCACTTCTCGGGCCAGCGCAACATCGGGCCGACCCCCGACGACACCGAGCGCGACCTCGCGCGCCTCGTGCGCGAGATGCAGACCGAGATCAACAACATCGAAGCGGGCATCGTCGGCCCCGACGACGCGAGTCGCGGCCACATGCAGGCGACCGCCGCCACCGCGACCGACGTGTTCATGATCGCGCCCGCCGCAGGGCAGATCACGATCGCGCAGGCCGCAGCGGAGACGGGAGCGGCAGCCGGCGAGGACATGCAGATCGACGTGCTCATCAACGGCGTCAGCGCGCTGTCCGCGCCGATCCCGCTCGACAACGCAGCCGGCACCGCCGTGCAGACCTCCGCGCTCGGCGCGGCGGTCACGTTCGCGCAGGGCGACAAGATCAGCGTCGAGCGGACGTACACCGCAGGCGGTGGCCCCGCGCCGATGCTGAACACGCTCGTCGACATCGGCTACAGGCTCGACTAGGTCGAGCGGCCGAGGGGAACGGAAAGAGTAACGAGCGGCGCAGCCGCTCACAGACAAGGAGATCGAAATGCCGATCGGAGCTATCACTCTCGGGATCGCCGCAGGCTTCAAGCCGAGCGCCCCGCTGTTCAACATCAACATGGAGTTCGCCGGCGACAGCAGCTACCCGACCGGTGGCTCGGCCGACTTCATGGAGGCCGTGCGCGACGCCATCCAGACGCAGATGGCCGCGATGCCCGACGCCAACGTGCGCGGGCGCATCGACGTCTCCGGGGTGTCGATCATCGGGTTCGAGTGCGGCCAGTACGTGCCGTGGTACGACGCGGCGAACGACAAGCTGTTCGTCCGCGACGGCGGACACGCGACGTGGCAGGAAGTGCCCAACGGCACGAACCTGTCGACGACCACGTTCAAGCTGACCGTCGCCTGCTACTAGGCGTCGGCGGCAAGGTAGAAGGGGAGAGAACCCGGCGAGGGGAAACTCTCGCCGGGGTTTCCCAAGGAGGCAGAAGATGATCTTCGCAGTCAGGTTGAGGCCGTTCAACAAGAAGCTCGGCCACGGGATGCGCGACTACACCAGCGCGAACAGCGGCACGAGGTATCGCGTCGGCGTCAACGGTCAGCCATCGCCGATCAAGATCGTCGAGGACAAGAAGGAGCTTCAAGAGCTGCGCGAGTTCCCGCAGTTCGAGATCATGCCCTTCGACTCGCGCGACGAGCTCAACGACTTCGTGCGCACCGAGACGGAGACGGCAACACGCGCCGGCAAGCCGACGCTGCCGCCCGCCATCGAAGAGGGGCCGAAGCCCGTCTCTCGCACCGTCAGCGTGCTCGACGACGACGACGAGGACGACGACGAGGACGACGGCGACAGCGAAGCCGCCGCGCCGCCCGCGCCGCCCGCGCCGCCCGCCAACAGCGGACGCAAGGCAAAGAAGACGTCGCCCAAGAAGGCACCGTCCAAGAAGACGGCGTCGAAGCGGGCGAAGAAGAAGACCGCGAAGAAGAAGTAGCCGCCACGTCGCGGCACAGGTGGAGGGTGGAGGATGAACAAGACACAGCCGCGTGACGCGGCGTTCAAGGAGACGAACGACCTAGCCTTTGCGGCGTACGCGCACATGCAGGGGTTGAAGGTCGTCAAGGCGGTCGAATGGAAGCGCGGACGAGCAGTCGAGTACAAGTTCACGTTCGACGATCCCCCGACGGTCGAAGACCCCGAGGGTCGATGGGACGCGCTGCAAATCGACTTCGTCAACAGCGAGGCGCTGCAGTTCGACTTGTCCGTCAGGACGCTGAAAAAGCTCTGCAAGCGCAGCTACGGGGAGTGACCATCGAGGAGGCGTCATGGCCGACAGCTTGATCCTGCGATGGCGGCACCCGGTGCCGAACCCGCTGCTCGACGCAGGCTACAAGCTGTGGCGCGTCGAACGCGAGGACACTCCCGGCAACTGGACCGCCGTTGCCCCCGACAGCGCATGTCCGCCCATCGGTAAGGACACGTTCGACTACGTGTTCCGCGACACGTACGAGATCGGAGCTATCAAGCCGTACCGCGCGTACCCGTACAACCCCGACGCAGGACTCGGCGGGCCGGTGGAAACCGTCACCGCTGCGCCAGCAGGCTACTGCTCGGTCGCAGACATCCGAGCGCAGGGGTACACGGCCGCGCTCTATCCCGACGACGTCGTCCGCGCCGCCATCGTCCAAGCGACACAGCTCATCGACCGGATCACTCGCCAGTGGTTCGAGCCGCGCTTCCGCTGGATGATGCTCGACGGCAAGAGCATCGACACGCTCTGGCCGAAGGTGCCGATCATCTGCGTGCAGTTGATCGAGGTCGACGAGCAGGTGCTCGACGTCGAGGAGCTCGAGATCTACAACCGGCACCTGACGCACGGCATCGTCAACCCCGACGACCGCGCCGACCCGCGCATCGCGTGGGGTGACGCGCGCATCCCGATCGACGTGCAGCGCCTCTACGGAGGCGGGCGATTCCCGAAGGCGCGCAAGTCGATTCGCGTCGGCGGGATCTTCGGCTACACCGATCTGTCGTTCGACGGACACACCGGCGAGACGGTCGTCGGTAGCCAGGTGCCGCTCGACTACGGCGAGACGCCTGCCGCCATCAAGCGCGCGTGTACCAAGCTCGCGATCCTCAAGATGGTGCCGTTCGACGAAGCCGCCGCGCTCGTCGCTGGCGGCAAGGTCACTGGCGAGAAGACGCGCGACCAATCCTACACGCTCGCAAGCCCGTCGACGGCCGACGCGAGCTACGGACTGACCGGCGACATCGAGGTCGACAAGACCTTGCAGATGTACGCCGCGCCGTTCGACTGCAAGGTGGTCTGATGCGTGGGCGACTGATACAGCAGTTTCTCGTCAGCATCGCGCGACTCGACACCGCAGCGACCGCGGCTGTCCCTGGCGGCGGCTACGACCCCGACTTCCATGAGCCGCTGCCAGTTGACGACGGCAGTCTGCTCGGATCGTCGTCGCGCCGCTACCATCCCGTCGACCAGCTACACTGTCAGCTCGACCGACGCAAGGAGTGGGGAAACCCGCAGTTCACGCGGGCGGGAGAGGACGTCGACTGCGACATCGTCGTCGTGCTTCACTGGCCAGAGCTCGAGAAGCTCGGCTTGCTCGACGCCGACCGCCAGCCGCTGTTCAAGGCGGGCGACAAGGTGGTCGAGCTTCACGACATCAAGGGCAACCTCGAGGAGCGCTTCGACGATCCGCCCGGCATGTTCGTCGACGGCATGAGCCGCGCCGGGTACGGCCTCAACGCGTTCGGCACGCCGAAGACGAACCTGCTGTATCTGTACTGCAACTACGACCGGAAAGGCACGCCGGAGGGGAAGCGAACATGACGTCGGCCATACCAGCGCAGACGTCGATTGGCCTCAAGATAGAGATCGAGGACGCGCACGCCTCGTTGCTAAAGCTCGACGGCATCAAGAAGGCACTTCCGTCGGCGGTCAGCAGAGCAGCGGGCATGGAGGCGCATCTGCTGCGCCGCATGATCGTCATGGGTATTCGGCGGCAGGCACCGGCGGGAAAGAAGTTTCTGCCGCTCGCTGCGTCGACCAAGAAGCGCAAGAAGTCGAGCAAGGCGCTCATCGACAAGGGCGATCTGATTCGGAGCATAACCGTCGTCCGCCTTTTCGGAAGCATCTACTTCGTCGGCGTTCACAAGATGCATATCGACAAGACCAGCGGGCAACCGATCGCGAACATCGCCGAGGTGCATGAGTTCGGAACGAAGGACGGCAGGATACCGGCGAGGCCGTACCTGCGCCCAGCGTTCGACCAGTGGAAGAAGGACACGAACAAGCGCTTGATGATCCACGTCGTGGCGATGGTAGGACTAGAGGAGCCGTACAAGTCGGGCATGAAGAAATTCACCCTGACCGACTCGACAAAGGGAAAGCCGTTCAAGGGTGAGGTGAAAGCCGCCTACACCAAGAAGGGCAACGTGAGCTGGAAGATCGTATGACGGTGCCGACCATAGCAGGGGTGAACCCGAACAGCGGCTCGACTCGCGGCGACAACATCGTCCGCGTCGAGGGCTCGGGCTTCCGCCTGCCGCCACCGCCACCGCCGACCGGCTACCTTGGAGGCCCGCAGCCGAAGACCGTGTCCGTCAAGTTCGAGGGCGTCGAGTCCGAGTGGGCATACTCCGCGAACGACGGATTGATCCTCGCTCGCGTGCCTCAGTGGAGAGGCGCATACGACGTACCCTTCCCGCTCGCGCTCGACGTGCGCGTCGCCAACCTCGACGACAGCGGCATCGAGATCCCAGGAGAGAGCGTCACGCTCGCTGACGCCTACCAGATCGATCGACACAGCCTGTCGACCGAGAGCTACTTTCAGCGCGTCATTCGCGAGTTCCAGCACCTGTTCAAGAGACACGTCACCGACAAGACCTTCGTCACCGTCAGCCGCGACGCAGCGACCGCTGCGCTCGACGACCAGCGTCTTCGCGCCGCTGCCCCTGCTGTGCACCTCGTCGGCCCGAGAACGGCCGTCAATCGCTTCTACAGCATCAACCGCGAGGAGATAGAGCAGGACAGCATCGACCCGACAATGTGGATGCGGCGGCGCTTCCCGGTGACGGTCGACTTCGACTTCGACGTCTACCTGTACGCCGACAGCTCGAGGCACCTGTTCAGCATGGCGCAGTCGGTGATGCTGATGTTCCGCGACATAATCGTCGTCCGCGTTCCAGACGATCCGACCGATCCGACGGGACCGCACAAGGATTTTGAAATCGACATGCTGTGGCCGTTCCAGCCGACCGTCGAGGACAACGAGGCCAACGAGAGCGACCTGTTCGTAGCCACGGCGGGCGTAGTCATCCGTGGCGTGCATGTCGACGAAGAAGCTGGTACGATCGTTCAACGTGGATGGTTGATCACCGACAACGACGGCGAACCCGTCGCGCAGGTTCAACCGATCGGACCGACAGGGCCGTAGGAGGAAAACGATGCGACAAGTCATAATCCGCAACCTGACCAAGCAGATGAAAATCTTCGTGCTGCCGCACCAGATCGTTTGCGTGAAGGGTGGCCGCTGCCTCTGTCGCAACGGCTCGCCCGCGTCCGTCCACGTGCCGGCGCTCAGGCGCTCCGCACCGATGCCCGGCGCGGTGTGCGAGGCTCCCGACATCAAGCGCGCGCTCGCCAAGAAGGAGATCGCGATCCTCGCCGCGCCGACCAAGGCCGAGCCGAAGAAGGCCGCGCCCAAGACGAAGAAGAAGGACGAACCAAAGAACGCCACCTACAAGGGTGACGACAAGGGCAAGAAGAAGAAGTAGCGAAACCACAAACGACACTCGGCAACCGGGTGAACATGGAGGAAAGAGATGGCATCGACTGAGCTTCTTGCATCGAAAGTCGTCATTCTGGAGGAGGAGCCGAACATCCCGGCGATCACCGCGTTGCCGAGCGCCGTGCTTCTCGCTTGCGGAATCACCGAGCGCGGACCGATCGCCGACCGCACGCTGCTGACCTCGTTCGACGAGTACAACCGCGTGTACGGCGGCTTTACGCTCGACTCGCCCGTCGCGATCGCGATGTACGGGTTCTTCGGCCAGGGTGGCAGCTTCGCGTGGGTGAGCAGAACCTGTCACTTCACCGACCTGACCGACCCGACCACGTACACCGCGGCCAAGGGATCGACCATGCTGCAGACAAGCGGCACCGCCGCCACGCCCGCAGTCGTCGGACCCGGCACAGAGATCGGGCCGTTCCCGATGAGCGATGGCGATCACATCGACATCGACGCCGGAGGCGGCAGCGTCGCGACCACGTTCAACGGCACGCCCGCGTCCGTGAACAACGCGCCAGCGGTCGAGCCGTTCGTCCTCGCGGGCGGAGAGGTGCTCGAGGTGCGGGTGAACGTAGCGCTGCAGTACGTCACGTTCCTGCCGACCGACTTCGTCGTACCCGGCGCGGC